TCACACACCGGACAAAATTCTCATCAACTGGGGTAACGGCAATTGTCCACATGCAGCCGCCCTCAACCCGGCATCAGCTATTAACGAAGTTATCAACAAGGTGACATTCTTTAAGAAGTTGGCTGGTACTGGCCTGACGCCACCAGTTGCTTTCACGGCAACGGAGGCCAAGGCTAATCTATCATATCCGATTGTTTGCCGGTCGGTTGCTGAGGGACAGGATGGTGAAGGCATTGCCATTGCGGATACATCGTCTCAGGTGGTTCCAGCTAAACTTTACACCCAGTACATTGATAAGACCAGTGAGTACCGTATCCACATGGGTCGGAACCAGCATGGTGAAATCATTGTAATCTGTCGGCAGAAGAAGTCTCTGTCGCCAGAGTTCACTGGTGACAAGCGTATTTGGACGGGCAAGGAGTGCAAGCTAACTTACATTGAGACTGCGGTTGAGCCCGTTATTGCAGTGGCCAAGGCTTGCTTCGCCAAGTTCCCTGAATTGACGTTTGGAGCTTTTGACATTGTGTACAACAACAGCACTGAACAGGCTTACGTGTTGGAAATCAACTCTGCGCCTATGATGAATGCAGATACGACACAGGCGTACGGTGATTTCTTCCGTACGTTCACTACTAACACCAACACAACGGAGACACCAGTGAATACTTCTACACCTACTGCTGCCCCACCGATCAGCGCCAACGTTGGTCTTACACAGCTTGTGAAGGCTCAGTTCGCTGCCGGGCACATCACCAAGCAGCAGCTTGAGCAGTACACTCCACCGGTTACTGAGGAGACACTCATTGCCAACTACGTCAACGCCCTCACAGCCGGATGAGGTTTTTAGACCTACCTTCAACTTCCATGCTGCATTTGATGAAACCTGTGATGGAACAGTATGGGGTGTTTGGGTAGGAGAACATGGATTTCTTAAAGCAGTTTTCACAGAGAAGAAAGATGCTTATGGATTCGTAGAAGATTTACCTCACTCAGATTGGCAAATTGACTCAATTAAACTGTACGATACTTAGATCGTCGTGAGACGCAATTCGGGGAAGAGGTGTGCGATGCCTCTTCCTCTTTATCCCTTGGAAGGAATTATGTATTCGCTGTAATATTTGCGACTCCCTTCTGTCGCAGCCCCGATACAATCAAGAACTAAAAGCGTGGGAACCATGTGAAACTTGCATGGAAGTTATCCAAGACTGTCTAAATGACCTTAAGGATAACGCGGTCTTTGTCGAAGACGACGAGCTTGCCGCCATTGATGAAGAAGGAATTCCCCTCGAAGATACGATTTTACTTGACAACCTATAAAAAGATTGGTATAATATCTTATTAGGCACGTCGGTAATGTATCCCTATACTAATGTCAAGAGAGACTAGGGCTAACCTAGCAAGGAATTATTTATGTCTCCACCCCGTAACCCAAGTGAATTGGAACGTTTAGAGCAGGAACGTCGATACTGGAAGAATGCCATTAAACATAACATAGGCTCTAAGAGTACCAAAGAGTACATGCTTCGTGAACTACGTAAGGTAGAAGAAGCTCTTGGTATAGAAAGTAAGCCCTACAATTCAAATGAATTCTAAAGAAGCGGAGCTTCGCTCCTCTCACCTTCCTTGCCCCTCTCCCGATTGCAGTAGTTCTGATGGGTACTCAATTGACCCAAAGACAGGTTGGGGCAAGTGTTTCGTATGCAATTACAAAGTAGCTCCAAATGGAGAACCTATTAGAATGGAGGACAATAATGAGCACCGGAGCCTAACCCCAGTTACTACTGTATTCCACGAAATCCCACACAGACACATAAGCAAACAGGCAGCACAGAAGTACGGGATTGATGTTGTACAGAACCATAATGGAATAGAAGCTAGGTATCCGTACTACATTGCCGGTAAGCACGTAGGTAACAAGCTCCGATCAAAGGACAAGAAGTTCTATTGGGAGGGTGATAGGGATAATCTAAAGAAGGTAGAGTTGTATGGCCAGCATCTTTTCCCGCAAGGGTGCGCTCCGCAGATTACAGTCGTTGAGGGGGAGTATGATGCTCCTAGTGCTTGGACTCTTCTCGGTAGTCGTTATCCAGTGGTTAGTGTTGCTTCTGCTGGCACTGCTATGCGAGATATTAAAAATAATTATGAATACCTTGATAGTTTTGAGAATGTAGTACTGAACTTCGACAGTGATGAAGTAGGACAGGAAACAGCCAAGAAGTGTGCCGAACTATTTAAACCGGGTAAGGTCCGTATCCTTAAGCTTACGGAGTGTAAGGATGCTAATGCGTATCTAGCCGCCGGTAAGGCAAAGGAATTTACCAATGAGTGGTACAGAGCGCCGAAGTTCATGCCGGATGGTCTCAAGATCGGGACCGACATGTGGGACGAAATCATCAACCGTCCCAAGCACTTCCAAGTTGATTACCCCTTCGAGGGACTTAACCGCCTCACATACGGGCTACGACTCAGCGAGATGGTCGTGGTTACTGCGGAAACTGGGATCGGTAAGACTTCGATACTTAAAGAGATCGAATACTCTCTACTTGCCAATCCTGAACTAAAGGAGAAGAACTATGGTGTCGGTTTCATTCACCTTGAAGAACCGAATTACGATACTGCTCTTGGCCTTATGTCTATTCACGCCAGTAAGCCTTTCTATCTTCCTGACACCGAGAGAACTGATGATGAATTGCGACAGGCTTACGATGGTGTCATTAACAGTTCTAGGGTTGTTATTTGGGACCACTTCGGCAGCAACACTGTTGATGCAGTCCTCGCCAAAATTAGACACATGCACGCTCTTGGTTGTAAGTACATTGTTCTGGATCACCTTAGCATCGTTGTCAGCGATCAATCTGGTGATGAGCGTAAGCAACTAGACGAGATTGCTACCAAAGCTAAGACGCTTTGTATGAACCTGAACATTGCCTTAATCTGTGTAATTCACCAGAACAGGCAAGGGCAAATCAGAGGTACTGCTGGTGTCGAGCAGTTGGCCAATATTGTTATCAAGCTTTACCGTGATAACACGGACCTAAATGAATGGAGACGAAATGTTACAAAGGTCATGGTTGAAAAGAACCGGTTCTGCGGTCGCACTGGTCCTGCTTGTTATCTATTCTGGAACGGTATCACAGGCCGCCTCGAAGAACTCACTACAGAACAGGCAGAAGAGTACGAAAGTGGTGGTCATGCGGAAGACCCCGGCAGAGGATTTGCCTGAGGGTCCAAGTTGTTATGTATGTCAAGATCACACCGCCTATTTTAACTACTGGGTAATGGAGGCGAATTATGCTTGATGATCTATCATCTGAGCAGATTGAGCAACTGATTACTGACCACTGGCGAGAACTAAAGGGGCTTTTGAAGGAGCTTAAGAGAAGGCGTGTATCTCAAACCAACAACGAACCACTGGATAGTGGATATAGAGACGGACGGGTTGCGTGACGAATGCACCCAAATATTCGTTGTGTGTGTTGAGAATGCCGTAACTCCTGAGAAATATAGCTTCAGAACAAAGGAAGAATTCAATGCGTGGCTCAATGTGGATTTTATACTTGTTGGTCACAACGCTGTTGCTTTTGATATTCCAGTCCTTAACAAGTTTTGGAACAGCCGTATTGGCATCAGTCGTATTGTCGATACCTTCGTTCTTAGTATGTTGTATTCTCCTAGCCTTAGTGGGGGCCATTCCTTGGAGGCTTGGGGGGATCGACTCAAATTCCCAAAGTTAGAACATAAGGACTTCACTCAATACAGCGAAGAAATGAGAGTGTATTGTGAAAACGATACAGCAGTTACCAAACGGTTATTCAGTCGTCTTACTAGACGGATGCGAGATATTGGCTTCACCGAACGGGGGGCCATGCTGGAAACTTATTCGTGGCATATCATACAGAATAAACAGAGACGACACGGCTTTCCGTTTGACGTGGAACGAGCGCACAAACTCTACGTGGAACTACGAGGAATTGAAGAAGGATTAAAAAGTGAAATCTACAAGACTTGGCCCCCTGAGTTCCGAGCAGTACGTGAATTTGCAAAAGCATACAAGAAAAATGGAGAATACACTAACTCGTATCTCCGACACCTTGAACAATATCCAGAACTCCGCATCAGTGAAGATGGACAATATTGCGCTTGGGATTGGGTGGAGTTCGACCTTGGTTCTCCAAAGCAACGAGTTGATAAGTTACTTGAGACAGGTTGGAAACCAATTGCATTCACAAAAGCGGGCAATCCGAAAGTAGATGAAGACTCGCTAAACAAGTTTGCAGAAATCTCTGGCAATGCAGCAGGTAAGCTCTTAGCCGAGTGGGTTGTAATCAACAGTAGGGCTAACATGGTTAACACTTGGCTCAATGCGTATAACGAGAAAACAGGAGCTATTCATGGAAATCTTTGGTTGGCTAGCACTCTTAGGTATCGTCACGACAATCCTAATAGTGCAAATATCCCTGCTGTTCGAACAGATAAGAATGGAAGAATTATGTTTGAAGACGAGGGTTCGTTCACCTATGAAACTCGTGATTTATGGACCTGCGGTGACACTAACAAGTATGCTTTGGTTGGTGTTGATGCTAAAGGTATTCAGCTTCGTGTTCTAGCCAATTACTTAAATGATGAGGAATTTACTAATGCAATCCTCTCTGCCGACCCACACACAGCAAACCAGCAACGACTCGCTCTCCCTTCTAGGGCGCTTGCAAAGACAATTGTTTACGCTACCCTTATGGGCGCAGGAGATGGTCGCATTGCAAGTGAAGCTAATGTGTCGCTATCGGAGGCTCGATCTGCTAAGCGAAAATTCTTCGAGCAAGTACCGGGCCTTCAGAAGCTCATTAAACGACTACAAAATGAACTTGCTCGCACTGGACGCATTACTCTCTGCGATGGAAGCCGAGTCCAAGTAAGCTCACCACACATGGTTATTCCGTACTTGTTGCAAGGTGACGAGTCACGGATAATGAAACAAGCAGGGATTTACTTAGATGAAGAAATCAGACGACACAAACTCGAAGCCTTCAAAGTCGGAGACATACACGACGAATGGCAATACGTGGTTCTTACAGAGTCCGTACCAATTTTTGTCGAATTGGCTCTCAGTTGTTTCCCGATAACAGGTAAATCATTTAATTACACTGTACCAATTGAAGGTGACGCAAAGGTAGGAAAGACGTGGGCAGAGACTCACTAAAATAACACTTGACAAACCGAGTAAAACTTGTTATAATGATACTATAGAAGAAGGAGATACTAGAAATTACTAATAAAGCTGTAGAGTTTACTATTAGAGGAAATATTGACTGGTGCAAGTTGTTTGGGCCAGCACGACCATATTCAGGTGATCCTAAGTTTGATAAGGGACCTAGTTGGTCAGTAGAAATTAATCCTGATGATGCTTCTCGTGGCAAGTTGTCTAAGTACGATCTTAATGAGAAGTTGAAGAAGGATAAGCTGAAGAAGCGTGATGGAACTCCAACGAAGAACCCACGTCCTTACGACTTCCTTCGGTTGACTATTCTTGAAACTCGTCCAGATGGTACGAAGAATAAGCAGCCAGAAGTTCAGGATGCCTATGGTCGTCCGTGGAACCCGGAGACTGAACTAGGCAATGGGACCGTAGCCGACATTATCGTTCGATACGTGGATTACGGAACCACTAAGGGTCTGTACTTCAAGAAGATGCGCGTCCTTAAGTTGGTTCCCTATGAAGGTGGTGGCACTGACTTCGAACCTCTTAGTGAGGACGATCAGTTCTTCGCTGCTTCAGAGGAAGAGATTTCACGGTTGCCAGAAGAAATGGAGCCGCATGTTCAAGAGGATTTGGAAGATGACATTCCTTAACAAGATTGGCCAGAAGCTTGGTCTGATCGACTACACGGATTATTACACGGTTCAGAAGAACCCCACTACTGGAAGGTATGAAATTTATGACAGGGATGGTTTTGCTGTCCGTTCTTATTCTCGCCGTAACGACGCTATTCGTGGTGCGGAGCGGAATGGTTACACTCTCGTTTAACCATAAGACGCTTGATGGTATTCTTGGTGATCTGAAACGTAAGGTTACTCATCTAGAGGAACTTGCTAGTGAAGAGGAACAGAATGCTGCCGATTTTCTTGAGGCACATCTGAACTCTAAGGAAATTGTTACCAAGGCTCGGAATGCAGCAACCAACATCGGAAAGCTGTTTGGATAACATTGAACAGAGAACAGTGGAATGGTACGCGGCTCGTTGTGGTAAAGTAACTGCGAGCCGTATCGGAGACCTTCTCAAGACTTTGAAGAATGGTAATTGGGCTGCCTCTAGGCGTAACTATGCAGCCCAACTAGTTACCGAAAGGTTAACTGGTAGGGTTACAGAGAACTCCTACACCAATGAATACATGGAGTGGGGTAAGGAACAGGAACCAGTAGCCCGAGATAAGTATATGACGCATACTGGGAATATGGTAAACGAGGTTGGTTTTATAGACCATCCTAACATTCCTATGTCTGGTGCGTCGCCTGACGGTGTGATTGGTGATGATGGGCTGCTTGAAATCAAGTGTCTCATTAAAGCCAATCACATTGACATTCTTCTCACCGAAGACCTAAGTAAGTTTCTGTATCAGATTTACTGGCAAATGGCGTGTACAGGACGGAAGTGGTGCGACTTTGTATCATATAATCCTGAGTTGCCTGAACACATGCGTTTATTTGTAAAGCGTGTTGAACGTGATGAAGAAGAAATTGCACGGCTTGAGTGGGAAGTAACCGACTTCCTTTCGGAAGTAGATACCACCACTAAACAGTTGCAAGATAAGTTCGGCCCTAGTGTCCCATAAAAAGATACGAGACCCGAAGTTTAAGTCTAGGTTCGAAGAGTGGATTTGGGAATGTTGTAACAAGTATAATAACCCAGTCGAATACGAACCAATTAGACTTTCTTATACATTACAGAAAACATACACACCGGACTTCCGATTGAAGAACGGCATTATAATTGAGGCTAAGGGTCGGTTCGATGCTGACATGCGCCGTAAGATGCTCGCGGTCAAACGCGCCCACCCTAGCCTAGATATTCGTTTTGTCTTTCAGAATGCACAGAATAAGTTAAGCAAAAAGGCAAAGATGAAATACTGGGAGTGGGCCGAACTTCATAACTTCAAATGGGCTGAGGGCAGCATTCCCCCGGCGTGGTTTAAGGAAAAACGATCATCAGCTACACAAAAAAAATCTTAACGATTGACATTGAAACCGCACCAGCTTTAATGGCTGGTTGGGGTATGTTCAAACAGAATTTCGGTGTCGAACAGGTTATTGAATTTCCATATATCCTTATGATTGGGTACAAGTGGCTAGGCAAACCCGCTGAAGTCCTTACCAATTGGGATATGTCGCAGGAAGAAATGCTAGAGTGTATTCGTATTCTTTGTAAGGAAGCGGATGCAATTGTTTCTAAGAACGGAACTAAGTTTGACGTACCGTGGATTAGGACTGAACTCCTTAAGCACAGGATGGAGCCACTTCCGAACGTTACTCACATTGATTTGGAAAAGGCTGCCAGAGCTTACTTCCGTTTCCACTCGAATAAGCTTGATTACATTCTACGTTACCTTGGTATCGGAAAGAAAGTAGAGCACGAGGGATTTGGTCTGTGGCGCAAGGTCATGGATGGTAATGAAGCCGCTCGCAAGAGGATGGTACATTACTGTAAGGGTGATTTGATTGGTACAGAAAAGCTGTACAAGGAAATGCGCCCACACATTATCAACCATCCTGCGCTCCGAGCTATTGGTACATTAGCCTGTCCTAAATGTGGAAGCAAGCATACGAAGAAAGATGGTTTCCGATATACTGCTTGTTATCAGATACAGCAGCATCAGTGTTTGGCAGAAGGCTGCCGAGGATATTTCAGTGGAAAGAAAGTTAAAGTAGCGTAGTGGACACAGAAACTCGTAAGAGGATTGAAGATTACTTTGAAGCACCAGATTTGGTGGACTTCTTACAGATACCTGTATCCGAAATTATTGATGCTTTTGAAGTAGAAATTGAAGAGGCCTTAGATGAAGTCGAAGAACTCATGGGAGTACGTGAAAGGAAATGCTAACAGTGACCGCCCCAACTATTACTTCTGGCTCGGCAAAGATGGAGAGCGATCCGAATGGCAAGAATGCCCACGAACCCGGAGCTAAGCTCGACAACGGAAAAGTCTGTGTATGGCGGGGAGCTATCGATTACTTTCCGAGAGCTATTGAAGCGGTCGCCGCAATTTCCACTTTCGGAGCTAGAAAATATGCTTGGAAAGGGTGGGAAACTGTCCCTGAAGGCGTCGAGCGATATTCTGATGCCTTGGTACGACACCTTGTTGCCGAGGCAAAAGGACAGGTTTTGGACCCTGATAGCGGGCTTACTCATGCGGCCC